CCAATCTTGACCCCCCACCCCCGACAGGCGGTCCCGGAATTTTGTGGACCCCCACCCCCGGTTTGCGCATCATCGGCGGGCGAGCGGCGTGGAAAGCAGACACGCACCGGCCAGAGGAAGTAGGACCGCGACGACTGGCGGATCGGTTTACAAGCAGCGGGCGAGAGAGTTCGCCGACGCCGGAGTAGCGCCCGGCCTCGCAACGGAAACGGGCTGGGGTTTCTCGGCCGGCACCCTGAGCGCCCCTGGTCCACGCCGGGGGCGTTTTGCTGTCCGGTGCATTCGCTGGCCTGGAGGTCGGGGCGATGGTGGCGGCATGAGAAGCGGTATCCCCATGCAGCGGCTGCGCGAGCGGGCGCGGAAGGTCGTGGCGCCGGAGCGGGTGGCGTATTTCCGTGACCGCGGGCTGGAGCAGGCTGTCGAGACGGTTGAGGTGGTGGCTGGCGCGGCTGCTGTGGACGCGGGTCAGGCGTTGCTGGATGCTGCGGCGGCTGATGGCCGGGTGGATGATGTGCTGGCCGGCACGGAGGTGTTCTCGGCGGTGAACGTGGGCGGCACGGACGTGAAGCCTTTTCTGGACAAGACCGACGGGGCGAAGTTGACGGACGCGACGGCGCTGGATGCTGGGGTGGTCGACACGGCAGCCCTGTCCACGACGGCCATTCGGCCCGGGGCGCCGGCGACGAATGCGGCTCAGGTGCTGATCAAGGGGCTGAACCTGACGGGTGGGTCGACGAGCGACCCTGGCGCCTCGACGCTGCTGACGACATCGTTCGACGTGCTGGTGACGGGCACGGTGATCATCCGCTTCACGGCGACGCTGACCTCGACGAATGCCGAGACCTTGGAAGCCGCGCTGTTCGTGGACTTCGCCGGCACGAACAACATGGATACGATCAGGGCGGTCGAGGCGTCTGACCCGACGCGGTATCGCTTCGTCGAGCAGAACGACCCCGCGGGCGACACGGGCTCCATCCAGATCGTGACGACGGCGAGCCTGACGGCCGGGACGCACAGCGTGACCGTGCTGGGGATGGCGCTGCTGAACAACGACGAGTTCCTGATCGAAGCGGGCGGCGCGTCGCTGGAGGTCTTCGTCCGCTGACGGGTGCATTCCGCATGGCGTGGCCGGCGACCAGCCTGTGAGCCTGACAGGAGCCGCTCATGCCCACCGCCCCCGCCTCATTCACCCGTCCAGCCGACACGACCGCCTATGCGTCGGGTGATCTGGTCGCGAATTCGACCACGGCCGGCTCGGTGACGCCGATGACGCTGTCCGCGGCCAATGCTGCCGGCGGCGAAGTATCGATCCGCCGGGTGCGCCTGCAGAAGAGCGGCACGGGCGTGACCAACGCAGCGTTCCGGCTTCACCTGTACCGCGGCCTCCCGACTGTGGCGAACGGTGACAATGGCGTCTGGTCGTCGTCCGGCGCCGCAAACTACCTGGGCAGCATCGACGTGACTGTCGACAAGGCCATGACCGACGGCTCCGTGGGCTATGGGGCGGCTGCGGTGAACGCGAACATCGCCTTCCTGCGCGGCACGGCCCTGTACGGGCTGCTCGAGGCGCGCGGGGCTTACACGCCGGCATCGGGCGAGGTGTTCACCGTCGAGGCCGAAGTCAACAGCGTTCAGTAGGCGCCGGCCATGACGACAGGCCGCATCTACAAACCCGACGGCGAGATGCTGGAGCGGTATCTGGCGAGCAATCCCTACTCGGCGCTGCCGGGCTGGGAGAAGGAGGTCTCCTGCATCCAGGGGCCCATCCGATCGGGCACGTCGGTCGCGAGCTGCATGCGGCTGTGGGAGGCGGCCATGTCGGTCCCGAAGGACCACACGGGCAAGCGCCGGTCCCGCTGGCTGATAGTCCGCAACAGCTACCCGGACCTCGAGGCGTCGACGCTGAAGACGTGGCTGCACTGGTTCCCTGAGAAGCCGTACGGCCGGTTCTACTGGTCGCAGCCCTATGTGCACGAGATCCGGCTGGGCGATGTAGAGGCCGACTTCCATTTCGAGAGCTTCGAGGGCGATGCGGACATCCCGTCGCTGATGTCGCGGGAATATACGGGCGCCTGGGTCAACGAGGCCCAGTTCTACAGCCGGAAGTTCATCGTCACCCTGCTGTCGCGGACGGGCTACTACCCGGTGCCGGACGGGCCGAAGTTCCTGCAGCTCGACATGAACGCCCCGCCGCTCGGTCACTGGATTCCGATCATGCGCGGCGATGCGCCGGCGCCGGAGGACTGGACCGAGAGCGAACGCCGGGCCCACATCTGCCCGCCGACGTGGGAGTTCCTCGTCCAGCCGCCCTGGTTCGTCGAGAAGATGGACGCTCAGGGCTCGGTGCTGTCGTACGACATCAACCCGCTGGCCGAAAACCTGCGGATCATGGGCGAGAAGGCGGTCCGGTCGCTGCTGGGCGGCCGCACGAAGGACGAGATCGACGCGGAACTGATGAACCGCGTGCTGATCACGCAGGCTGGCCTGCCCGTGTTCCCGCAGTTTGTCCGCGACGTGCATATCGGCCGGCAGCCGCTGATCGCGAACCCGGACTTCCCGCTGCACGTCGGTCTCGACTTCGGTCGCCGGCCCGCGGCGGTGGTCATGCAATGCGTCGGTAGCCGGTGGTTCGTGCTGGCGGAGTTGACGGCGAAGAACACGGCGGCGGAGGAGTTCGCGCCGTCGCTCAAGCAGTTCCTGGCGCGACGCTTCCCCGGGTGGATGGCGGCCGACGGCCCGGCTATCCATTTCTGGGGCGACCCGTCGGGGCAGGACAAGCGGTCCGAGGTCAACGACGGCACCGCGTTCGCCATCTTCGCCAAGAACGGCATGCACGTCCGGGCGGCCGACCGCGGCAACCGGCGCACGATCCGCCTCGAGACGATGACGATGCTGCTGAACCGGATGGTGCATGGCCAGCCGGGCATCGTGTTCGACCCGAAGGCATGCCCCAAGCTGACGACGGCCATGGGCGGCGCGTACGTGTACCAGCGCAAGAAGGTCTCGGGCGCTCCGACCTATCACGAGGAGCCGCTGAAGAACGAGTTTTCGGACCCGGTCGACGCCTGTATCGAGGTGCTGATGGGAGGCGGTGAGGGCCGGGCCACGGTTGGCCGGACGGAGCGGCCGAAGCCGGTCAACACGCTGCGGCCGGCGGACGTGTTCTCCCGCGGCCCGGCCCAAGGCTCGCGCCGTTCAGCGTTCCACCGATGAAGCCGGCCGGCGGCAAGCAGGATCTGAACTGGAACGTCGTGTTCGAGCGGTCCCGCACGCCCTGGGGCCACGTCTATGCGTTCGCCTTCGACGCCCGGACCGGCGTCTGGATCGTCATTGACCCGCACACGCGCTGGACTCGGGTGTTCACCGTGGCGATGGGCGCTCCGTTCCGACGGTGGATCGCCGGGGTGGCGTCGGTCTCTGAGATTTACCGGATCGCCGGCCGCGGAGAGGCTCCGATCGGCATGGGCTGGTTCTGCGTCGGGACGGTCAAACGGCTGGTGGGGCTTCGCTCGGGTGCATTGTCCCCGGCGGGCCTGAAGCGCGACCTTCTCCGTGCCGGAGCGCGCCAGGTGTTTGTCTGTGAAAACCAAAGCCCCCAAGGAAGATCCCCGGATCAAGTCGGCTCGTGAAGCCGAGGAGCGCCGGGCTGACGCCTCGTTCATCGAGAACACCGGCGAACTGCTGGACGATGAGACGCGCCGCCGCATCCGCAAATTCGGCGCTCGTGCCGGCGGCGCCGCGAGAGTGGTGACGGCCGGAGGTGGCGGCGGCGCGACCGGTGGTGGCGGGTCGGGCGGGTCCGGTGACCCGGGCGTCTATTCCGGCGGCGGGTCGACCAGCGGCGGTCGCGGTGGCGGCGGCAGCGACATGGCGGTCATGTTCTGATGGCGCTCCCCCCCGAACTGGCGACACGCCTCGCCGCGGCCAAGGTCGACCGGGCCCGGCACCAGAACGCGATCAACGATTTCCTGCGGCTGGCCGATCCGGTCCGGCCGCGCATCGGCGACTCGGCGACGACGACGACGCGGTCCGATGAGGCCGACGAGCTGTATGACGACACGCTGCAGCAGGTGGCCGAGGACTTCGCGTCCGACACCCTGCACCGGATGATGCCGCGCGAGGCGCCGTGGGTTCAGTACGAGCCGGTGACGGCGATCGACGAGACGGTCAAGGCCGCTCTTGCTGGGCCCCTGAAGATGCGCACGCAGTCGATCTTCGACGCGGTGAGCGGCTCAAACTTCTATTCCGAGGCCGGCGCCGAGTGGTCGTTCGACCTGGGCCACGGCACCGCGGCCATGACGTGCAACGACTACGGCGCCGGGGAGCCGCTGTGCTTCGAGGGCATCGGCCCGCACCAGTTGCTGATTGAGAAGGGCGCGAAGGGCAAACTGTCGTTCAAGGCTCGCGAGTTCTCCATGGCGCTGGAGGAGGCATTCGCCCAGTGGGGCGAGGGCGCCAAATGGCCGTCGAAGCTGCGCAAAGAACTGCGCAACTCCAAGACCAAGCGGCGCTTGGTCGTCTGCCTTGAGGCCGCCACGCGGATCTACGACCCGGGCGACGAGAAGTGGAAATGGCAGGTCGCGGTCGACAACCACGTCATCATCGAGACCGAGCTCGTCGGCGTCGGCTCCTGCCCGATCATCGTCACCCGCTGGCGCTCGACCTCGACGACAGCCTGGGGCAACGGCCCGCTGCGCAAGGCCCTGGCCAACGCGAAGTCGCTGGATCAGGTCTCGTACCTGCGCCTCAAGAGCATGGGCAAGGCGTGCGACCCGGCGTTCTTCTACGATGACGACGGGGTGCTGAACCCCGAGGGCGGCATCGGGCCCGGCATGGCGATCCCTCGCCTGCCCGGCTCCAAGGTCGACTTCGCCGACACAGCCGACCTGAACACCGCCTATTACGAGTCCGGCCTGCTGCAAGACGCGGTGCGCCGCGCGGGCTTCCAGAACGGGCCCGACCAGAAGGGCAAGACGCCGCCGACCGCGTTCCAGTGGCGCGAGGAGCAGCTTGAGGAGGGGCGCCGTCTCGAGCAGCCGACCGGCAAACTGTACGAGGAGGGCGTCATCGCCATCCTGCAGCGCGTCGAATTCCTGCTGACGCAGCGCGGCGAGATTGACGAACTGGTCGAGGCCGGCCGCAAGGCGATCAGGGTCCGGCCGAAGAACCCGCTGGCCAAGCAGCAGGACGGAGAGAAGGTCCAGAACGCCTCGAACCTGCTGAACGTCGTGCGCGGCACCTTCGGCGATCAGGCTGTGGCCGCGACCGTCGACACCGTGAAGACGATCGAGAACCTGAAGCGCGCCGTGGACGATGAGATCATTGTCCTGCGCGAACCGGCCGCCGCCGAAGAGATGATGCGCGGCGTGCTCGGTCAGCCTGGCATGGCGCCGGGCCTTGAAACCGCACCCGGCGGGGCAGCCCAGTGAGCCGTCGTGACGACGTGTTCGCCCGGGTCGCATCCGGGACCAATCGGCCGAAAAGCCCGGACGAACTGCGAATTCGCGGCGCCATCCAGTTGATCACCGGCCTGCCGCAATGGGCCGTGGTGCTGGACTTCCTCGCATGGAAAGAGGCCAACGTGACCGCCCTCAGTGACGAGGGAGATGCCGGTGCATTGTTGCGCGCGGCCGGTCGCCGCAGCCTGCTTCGAGAGCTTGAGAGGCTCGATGAGCGGGTGACCGATGACGACCGAAGCGACCAACAGTGAAGCCAGCACCTCCGCGATCGACCCGAACACGGTCGCCGCGGGTGAAGGAGTTGCGGCTGAAACCGTGGTCGCCGGAACCGAGGCGGCCGCTGCCGCCGGAGAGGCGACGAGCGCGCCCGTCCGCCCCGAAGGACTGCCCGACGAATTCTGGGACGACGCCACCGGCGTAAAGACCGGCGATGTCTGGTCCGCCCTGCGTGACCTCAAGGCCGCCCAAGCCGAACGCGAGGCCGATCTGCCCAAGGAAGGCGAGTCCTACGATCTCGCCCTGCCCGCCGACCTGACCCTGCCCGACGGCATCGTGGTCGAGATCGACAAAGAAGACCCGCTCTGGGCCGACTTCCAGAAGATCGGTCGCGAGGCCGGCGTGCCCAAGGCGAAGTTCCAGGAGTTCGTCGGCGCTTTCGCGAAATACCAGATAGCCGTCGAGCAGGCGAAGATCGACGGCTACGTGGCCGAGATGACGAAGCTGGGCGCCAACGCCCCGGCCCGTCGTGACGCCGCGGCCAGCTACCTGAAGGCCAACCTGCCGAGCGCCCAGTTCGAGGCGCTGGCCGGCGCCCTGATCAGCGCCGACGGCATCGCCGCCATCGAGACGATCACCAAACTGAAATCCGGCCCTGTGGCCGCGACCGGTGTCGGCGCTTCCGCCGGCGCTTCCAAATTCGAGGGGACGCATGGCGCGTCCCGCCTCGAAGCCATCCGCGCATCGCAAGCCGCCTGAAGGACCCCTGAGCCATGGCTACCCAGAACATCGTCGAATACTCCAAGGGTCTCCCCGAGGGCAGCGTTGAGCGCGCGTTCGTCGAGATGTTTGCTGAGCAGAGCGACATCATCGCCGCCATGCCGATGCAGACCGCCCCCGGCGGCGCCTATCGCTATGACCTCGAAACGGCCCTGCCGGGTGTCGCGTTCCGCGGCATCAACGAGAGCTATACGGCGACGACGGGCGTCATCAACCCGCAGGTCGAGCAGACCTTCATCGCCGGCGGCGAGATCAAGGTCGACAAGGCCCTGATCCGTCGCTTCGGCCCGACCCGCCGTGCGCGGGAGGAGAAGATGCAGGTCAAGTCGCTGACCCGCACCCTGACCTCGAAGATCATCTCGGGCTCGAACGCCACGAACCCCAAGGAGTTCAGCGGCGTGAAGACCCGCCTGGTCGGCAACGCCCTGACGGCCAACTCGGTCGCCGACGGCGGCGCCGCGCTGTCGCTCTACACGCTGGACCGCGCGATCGACAAGGTCATGGAGCCGACCCACATCTGGATGTCGAAGGCCATGCGCACCCGTCTGACCCAGGCGGGCCGCAACACCGGCGTCGGCGGCTATGTCGCTCAGACCAAGGACGACTTCGGCCGGACCATCACCACCTATCGCGGCCTGCCCATCCTGGTCGGCTACGAGGACGAGGTGAACGACACCGTCCTGTTCCCGTTCGACGAAGTCACGTCGGGCGGCGCCACGGCCACGGCCGCGTCGATCTACATCGCCTCCATGAAGGAGGGGATGTTCACCGGCCTGCAGGTCGCTCCGATGGAGGTCGTCGACCAGGGCGAGATCACCGACGGTCCGTTCTTCCAGACCCGCATCGAGTGGGACTTCGGCATCTGCATCGAGCACCCGTCCGCGCTGCACCGCATCACCGGCGTCAAGGATCTCGCGATCGTCGCCTAAGCCTATCCCGGCCGGGGAAACTCGGCCGGGCTTGACCTTCTTCTGGAGAGCCCACGATGGCCACCGCCCGTTCCACCCGCCAATACCCGTACGACGTTGATCTGGTGGCCAAGGCCGCCGGG